ATCCTTAGAAAATCTTTGGTAGTATCAAACTCATGTTTGACTGATCTTTTGCGAGGATCCTTCTCAAATCTTGAACATCCGTAGAAATCAATCAGATCCCCATTGATTAGGATTGTGTTTATATTCTCTTTCTTGCCATAATCTAAAGCCGCAGTAATAGCATCAATTGAATGATAAGGAATGTGTAGATCAGAGATTAGTAAAATGTTATTACAAGCTACCGGCAGAGTAAAAGGTACTCTGTCTTTCTCCTCGCTTTCGGGTAACTTGTAAGGATTGCTATTGAATGTTTTCGGCTGATATAGACTTTTATTGGCGTAATTACTGATTTTGCCTTTTATTGCTCGAATACTACTGCGAACTCCTTCGACATCTTTGAAAACCAAGGGATTTTCTTTGTAGATTTTTTTAGCCAAGGTCAGATCCCCATGATCTGGGAATCTTTCCAAATATGGCCTAACTATCTCTTGTTTTTGCATAGTAATAGATTAGTAAAAGTCCAAAAAACACAAGAATTATTCCTGCGCTTGTCATTACAACTTTTCAATTATCTTCGTAGGTTCAAAGAAATTTTTAACCAGATATGCAAATCCCCCGGCAACGGATGCCATCGCTATCTGATGCCAATTAAAGGTTAAGATTCCAGCTTCCAAAGATTGCTGAAGTATCAAAACCGCTGGAGTTAGGATTGCCATTATAAGACCTCGCACTAAATCCCTAACTTGTAACGTGCCTTGTTTTGAGATGATTTTTTTTGCCATAATTTTATTTATTACCAACGTGCCTCAGTTCCCCGGCAATCGTAATGAACAAAGGAAGGATAAATACCTATTCCGCCCTGCATCATTTTGCCTGATTTGATTAGCTTTTTTATGATTGCTGCTAATTGTTTTGGAGTATATTTTGAAGTTACTAAATCCGCTGCTTTTGCCAACTTATGCTGACTTTTTGGACTGCCACCAATAGACGCATTATAAGCCTCTGTACGATACGCAGAATTTAAAGTGATAGGAATACCTATAAAGTCCCGAAGTGCTTGTAGCTGGTCAGCTAATAGCTTCACGTTTGATTCTAACGCTTCGGGTACTTTACTTCCATCTTTGCATTTAAACTCGCGGATGTGGAAGTTGGTTGTCAGTTGTCCTGCGTTCACTTTTTTTTATTGAGAAAATGCTCTACCATTGAAATCACGAAATCAATTATCTTGCGTTCCAACTTTGGGAACACAACTCGCAGAACCCAAGCTAAAACGCCCGGAACTGCTTTCTTAATTTCTGGCATCAGGTTAACTTTAACCTCTGCTTCGATGTATTCGATTTCTTCCGCTTTCATTTTATCTTATTAGTTGCTTTGATGTAATACCTAATGGCAAATATTCCACTAATTATAGCGACCAAAGAAGCTATTAAAGTTACTATTGGTTGCACATTTGCAATAGATAATACTGCGCCTGATACACTTACTATGGTCGCCAAATCGGCGTTATTATTTGTCATCTTTAATTTGTGGTTTTAACTGCTTGTCTAATTCATTTAAAATTGTATTGACTTGGATATAAGGCGATGTTGATTTTTCAATTACTGAGTAAATCGCATTCCATTCAATTACTGTCAATTCTACTTTTAACATTTGTGGTTCTTGTTGTACTTCTTGTTTTTCAGTTTTCATAGGGTTGTTTTTTTGTCAAATATAGTTAATTATTGGGTTGTGTTTCTGTCAGGCTTTGCAATTAACGCTTTGTAAGCATTTACTACATCCTCTGTCCAGATAGCATTAGCTATTGTTTGAACTTTTGCATCTTCATTAGTTATATCATCCAAAGGATTTATAACATAACGATGATAAGTTCTTGCAATTTCAACTCCATCTTTTTCAATGATGTTTGCGTTACGAATTTGAATAGTGTTGTTTTGTAACACCTCAATAATGTCTATGATTGTTTTTTCTGTTATTGCCATTTTAAACAAAATATGTAAATGATAAGATAATTGAACTTGAATTTGAAAAATTAGTATTTAAAATATCTGATAATACTCCACCTTCAGTCACTTGTTCCATTCCGAGTGTTGTATCATTGATATTACCTAATGCCATAAATGATCCGGTATAAGTTATTACATTTATTCTAAGTGATGGTATTCCGTAAAAACCATTTGCATTTCCTATCGTAAAAGGTAAACCAGTAATTACTGCTTGACCAGGCGATGTCCCTTTGCTTGTTAAACTAAAAAAACCATTAACTGTGACCTTTCTGCCAATTTTAGTATATGTTCCTGCTTGAGATGAATAAGTTATACCAGCAGTTGATGCAGCAAATTTTATTCCCGGAGTCCAAGTTCCCTCCTCGTAATCATCTAAATTATTAGCATCAGATATTGCTACTTGTGTAGCAGGAAATTGAATACCTCCAGTTGTTCCTGCTGCACCACCAATTCCTATTCCTGAACTAAACGTAGCTGCTCCTGATGTTGATATTGTTAGCCTTGCTGAATTTGCAGCACCTAAATAAAGATTCGAAGCATCAGCAGATATGTATTGATTTGATATGGAATTAAATGCAAATGATTTATTATAAGGCACTATTACATCGCCAGTAAAGGAAGCTACTCCAGCTGATGAAATAGTCAATCTTCTATTATTACCGCCCGTTGCAACAACAAAATCAGCTTCACTTCTAAATATAAAATCACTTGCATTTGCGCCAGTTAATATACCAGTACCATTACCAATATAACCAACTAATGTAGAAGTATTGTAATACCACTCTGTGTACATTGTTGTTGCAGAAGTAGATTTTAAGATTAATGGAACTGCCGCTGCTGTAAACGATGCACTCAATCCACTTAGCGCAGTCGCCAAAGTAATCAACCCAGTAGATCGTGTGATCTGCAAAGGCGTATCAATCAATGCACCAGCATCAGAATATCTTCGGATAAAGAAATTAGCACCAGCATTAGATCCTGATTCTGTTCCTGAAACCTCTAAGTTTATGCGATTGCTATTATCTGAACGGAATGAAATACTTTTTGCCACAGATACGTTTGCATCTAAGTTGGCAATCAGCGCAGATGCACCGCCATCTAAATGTAGTTTTGTAGTTGGGTTTGCAATCCCGATTCCAAATTCCCCAGTTTGCAAAAGAGAAACCAATTCAGCAGAATTTGCGTCGCTGAAAATTCTGAATCTGTGATCAGACTGCACATTACCAATCGACCATTTATTTGATCCGGCACTTGAAAATCCTAAAAATCCGTTGTTTGTTGATGTTCCGTTTATCCTTGCGATAATCCCAGATCCGAAAACATCAAGCGGAGTTGTTGGCGCATTGGTTCCGATTCCCAGTCTATTGTTAGTATCATCATAAAACAAGTTAGCATTGTCCTGACTTAATGCACCCGAAGCACCGATAAATGGCAGGGATCCCAAAGTCAAAGCAGTTGTTATGGATAAGGTTGCAACCGAACCGACTAAAGTAATCGTGCCATCAAATCCATTGGCATCATTAAATACTAAAGACGAAACAATGTTTGGAGATAATTCCACATAGGCACTTCCACTCCAGCGATATAATATGTTTGTATCTAAAGCGATATAAATCGTATCAGTAGCACCAACTAAAGGGAAAGCTGCAAGACTGGCATATTCCTCCACAGTACCAGTAAATAAAGAAGCCATCTGTGATAGGGTAATCTTTCTACTTATCCCAGTTGTCGGATCCCCTATTATTGTCAAGTCATCCAGCGCAGGAGATAACTCCGTTGCTAATTGGTTTATTTTTTTCGATTCCATTTAAAATTGATAATTTGAAGGTACTTGACATCTATCATTTAAGAACGGCACAGTTAAGGTAGTATCTAACTTTACACCAGCCAATAAATCGGGATCGCTTTCAGTAAAAAAACTAAGCGGCATACTTTGCGAAGGAGTCCAGGTTACTATGGAATAATCCTCTGGATATCGCAACTGCGCAACTATATCTCCAGCCACTTGCGTCATATCAGATAAAACCTCCGTTTCGTTTGTTTCTTCCATCAGCATCCGATCCATAAAGTAAAGACTAAACGAATAACCGATTTCCTTTGCCCCTACTGTTGCACCAGTCAAAGTAAAAAACATAGCCGGGTAAGTTACCTCGCCATTGCTTAATCTTTCCCAAACGTCCCCGAAATAAACAAAATTAATTTGCTCGTGATCGTTTCCCAGTTTGGTTAACTCTTTTACAATTTGATTCAATGTCATTTTTCTTTGATTTTTCTAAATAAACTTTCAGCTTATTTTGATTTTTGAAATTTACTTCCTTGCTCATTTAACAACATCCTATATTCCCTTGATATCTTTCCTCAAAAGTTTTGCGGCGCTTACCATCATCCGTATAGTCATCATTGCAACAAGCATCGCCCAGATACATGCTAACTGTGTAACCTTCGTTATCTGGTTTGATCGAATCAATACCGGAACCAAAATTCAAATAATTAGGATATAAAGCATTGTTCTGCTTTAGGTATTTAATCAATCTCTGCTTATAAAACTCGGCTCTCGCTTTATATCTATTCGCCACATCTATCATGTCCTGCATTGAAGGCGATTCCTGATTCTCGCCAGTCTTTCTTAAAAGTCCTTTATTGTAAAACTGAAAAGATAATCCCTGAGGTAATTCCGACATCACGAAATAAATCAAGCAATCCACAATGTAGTCATCAAGCAAAGTTGTCTGAAGCTGGGTATATGTCGCAGTATCAACCGCAGTCTGCAACTCGTTGTATAATGCCGAACCCAATGCCGGTAAAATATACATGTCCTGCGCAGTCTTGATTTCAGGCAGAACCAACTTTTCATCTACGTTTGCATGTAACCCGGTTCGATCTTTGATTGATTGAACGGAAATAAATAATGTGTTCTTGCTCATTTTCTTGTAACTATATTAGAAACCCATTTGTGTCTGCAACTTGGACTATGTTTGTCTGTATCTGGATCTGTGTACCAACCGCCTTTTCTATCCCAAACTGAATAACCTAATCTTGCGCTAAGACCTTCGATCTCGGAACGTGAATACATCTTTCCAGCTTCCAATAAAGCCACACAAAAAGGTCTGCTTGTTTTCTTATCCGTATTGTTAAATCCTGCTTTCCATTCGTATGAATAACGAATCAAAATTTCTTTAGTCTGAGGCTGAATTTTTACCAAAATATCGCCCAATGGTTCTGTTAAGATATGCTCTGTAATTACGTTTTCATCAATGCCCTCTCCAATTGCATATTCATTGACTTGAACGTATCCGTTTTCAACAAGCGATTTGATTACCAAATTAATCGTATCAACACTTTGATCTAAAGTTGTTGCCAAAACATCTGCAGTAATTCGCTTATCCTTTGACATCAAATCCAAAACATTGGCTTGTAATTGGCTAACCTCTGCAAACATCTGATGCTCTGAATCATCATTAAACCTTTCCTTTTGCTTCCAAACATGAAACTTATCCTTTGCTTCGCCGAACTCAAAAAATGCGCTGAAATCCTCTGAAAATTGCTCTGCTTGAACTACCCGAACTGTATCTTCAGATGGTTGGTATTTTGTCATATCAATTCCTGCCTTCTCAAGTAACCACTCTTTAGGTGCGATTTCTTTAAGTAAGTTTTCTGTGAACTCAAAACCGATAGGCTCAGTTGGAATAATACTTAATTCAGGTTCTGCAATACCTTTGTACTTAGCTAACATATTGAAAACACTTTCTAAGTGCATCTGCTTACTATTTACATAAGTATTCTTAAAAATCTCGTAACCATCGCGCATCTCAGAACGTGAACCCAGCTTCCCAGCTTCAGCAATACCGAAAATGGAAGGAGTTGTGATCTGATGACCGCTGAATATATTAGTCTGAATCAATGAATCTACACGCCCGAAATCCTCTTTTGTAATATCGGAAGTTCCCAGATCATCAACGATTGGCTTTCTCGCGCTATCATTTACGAAAGCTAAAATGAATTTCTTGCCATCGGATCCCGAAAATCTGTTAGTGAAACGCTTTTCAATGTTACGTTTTTCCTCATCTGAAGGCTCTCCGTTTGGTAAGGTAATAAGTTTACTTGCAGAGAACCCAGTCTGAGCATTACCCAGAACGTGCTTAGAAATTTCAATATCTGATTCGATGTAATTAAGCGCACCGAAGTAACCAGGCAAAGAATAAAAACCCATATTCGGGCGGTATTCCTTAACGTAAAGTATTTGTTTTCCGTATGGATTAGCCGGATTGAACGCTGGGTAAACTTGCGCTTTTTCCATCCGATCATTCCACTCCTCTTTATACCAAAATTGTGTATTGTCCTTATTAGTCCTGATCTTTGTGTAATCACAATGCCAGATTTCAGCTAATTGACCGGTAGCAC